CCGCCATTTTTTATTCCTCCTTTAAGACGCTTCGGCCGTGTTGGTCGTAGCAAAGCAAACGAGTTCTTTCGGTCTGATAACCGTTCCGCCGTACAAATGCAGCACCTTGAACGCATCCTCAAACCGCAGGTCCGGGCTGAACTTTTCGATCATGTTCGGGGGGATCTGCTCCGCAATTGCCAACGTCTTGCGCGTGAACGCCATGTTGTAGTCAATCGTCGAGCCGTTCGTCTGAATCGAGTTCGAGATGTAGGTGTTGAAATTCAGAACGTTGCCTTTGAATCCCCTGGTCATGATGTCGTTGTTGGTATTCTGGAATATGATCTTCGCAAGCACGATCTTTGTGTAAACTCGCGGCGTCACCACCAGCACGATTTCTTCGCCCATCGGCACATCAGCTTCAAGCAGTTTTTCCTGCACTTCGGCAAGCTTCGCAAGGATCGTCAAAGACGTGTTCGCAGTGTCCGCAACAGTGGTTCCGGCCTGCGAGTACATTTTTGCCGCAAACGCATCGTACTCTCTGGCAAGAGCTTCTTTCGCTTCCTGCACAGTAACCGCCATGATCTCGCCCTCGGCCTGTTTCTTGTCGATCTTGTCCAGCGTCACCGCGCAATACTTTGCCTCGGTGATGTACAAATCCTGATTGTAGGAATCCTGCGTCTCAACAGTGATGTTGTTACCGGGGGTGTAGTCTCGCACGGTCGGCCTACCAACGCCAGCGATGGTCAGGTGGTTGCCCTTCTTGGTAATGTCGCCCAGGATAGGCCCCTTGTAAACGAGATTGCGAAACACGCTAACGCGGTGCCGGTCGGTCATGAGTTCTTTTGCCAGTATTTCGGGCTTAAAAGATTCGTAAGCCATAGTTAATCATCCTTTCAATTTTTTGCCCCCGTCAGATACGCCCAAATCCTTTTGTGGTTTTTGTCAAGTTCTGCGGGTGACATTTCTTCGATTGCCTTGTCGGTCAACGGCTGTTCTGCTGTCGCGCCTTCGCCCAGTTTTCCGGGCGCGGTTGCCGCGTTTTCAGCGTTTATTGCTGCTGCCTTTTCCTGTGCTTCCATTTCCTTAATCCTTTCTTGAATGCGCTTGTTCTCCGCTTGCAGCTCTGCGAATGCGTGTATCCGATAGGCTTCTTTCAACGGCTTCCCGTTGTTCAGCCAATCATTTTTCACTTCATCCGGGAGTGTCAGAATGTCGACGTTCGGAAACTCCTTCTGAAAATCTCCCGTTTCCTGCAAGTGCCGCTGTCGTGTCTGCTCTGCGGTTTCCAGTTCGCGGGCTTTGGCTTCTGCGGCTTCCCGTGCTTCGCGTTCCTCGCGTAAAGCGGTAACGTCCTGCACGGGCTTGTTCTGCGCCCTTGCGAGTTTCGCATCTTCCGCTATCTGCCACTGCTTCGCAAATAACTCCGTAACCTCGTTCGGTTTCTTTCCGAGTTTCTGCGCCACTGGTTCAAGCGGCTTTCTCAGCGTTTCAAGTTCGGATTCGATTCCCTTTAAGCGTTCTTGCAGCTTGTCGTAGTTCATCCCTTTTTGGGCGTACTCGACAACCTTCTCATGGTCTACTTCAATCGTTTCTCTGTTGAATTGCAGCTTCCACTTCGGCGGGTTGGCTTCTGCGGGAGTAGGTTCAACCTTCGGTTCATCCGGTGGTAGGGATTCGCCGGTTTGAGCTTCCAGTGGTAGGGAAGGCTCTAAAATTTCTTCCGCCAGTGGTAGGGCGGTGTTTTCTTCCATTGTTTTACTCCTTTGTTGGGTATTAAAAAACCGCCTGTTAAGCGGTCGTTTTTATGTGTTAGGTGTTGTTGCTTTTGCGCGCTTGCAACAACACCCGAAGCCATTAAGATTGCCATTCATTAGACGTCTTTTGATTGCCGGTGGGACGGCACTCCCACATCTCCATTAAACCCGCCGTGACAAAACGTCACCCGCAAATATTGGATGCGGTACATGTACGGTGCGATGGCTGCCTGTTCCATCCTCGGCAATCCCTGTAACTAAATCCTCGCTTGTTCTCTTAGTGCCCTTTCGGTTGCCCTCAAGACTTTTTCTGCTTGTGAGTAGGTTAATCTGCTTGATTTTATAAGCAGTATAATCTTTGCAACTAAATCCTCGTCTACGTCTTGAAACATTTGATGTTCAATAACCATAATTTATCCTTTCTTGTTAGGCGGTTGCTTGGGGCTGCATTGCCATCATTGCTTGTGCTTGTTCAACCTGTTCCTGCATCTCTTGTTTCTTCGTCCAGTACTCGATCAGTTCTTCGACCTCGGGTATGTACCCAAACGGTTCAATCCGCTTGTAGTACTGCGCCGGGGTTAAATACCCGCCTTTCAAGAGAGCGTCAAGCGTCTGGATAGACTGGATTTCTGACCATGTGGTCGAAGGGCCAACGTCTATCTTTACGCTGAGTTCGTACTTTGACAGGTCGGGCATCGGAACATATGTCACTACTTCCTGCACCACAGTCTGTCCTGTCGCGTCCATGGTTTCGATCTTTGCTTTTATCGGAATCTCTCGTCCCTCGTAGTAGCCTTTGATGTAGTCGAGGATGATCAGGCCGCAATCTTCATCGAACGAATAGAATCTGTCCTGCTGGGCTGCGAGAGGAACCATTGCCATGTCCCTGACCGCAATCAGCGCAGAGGTGTTGTCCGGGTCGTTGATGTTTCCTCTGACCGCCGAGTTCGCGCCCATCATGTCAAACGTCTGGTCAATGACTTCCTTGAACCACGACTTTACATCGTAGCTCATTGTGCCGGGGCTGAGATACTGCGCAGCGCCTGAAACGTCGCCGTTTATGCCAATCGGCACGCCAAGTTCGTCCTGCCACTCTCCGCCGTCTGTGCGGTTCTTGTCGTATACGACTTTCGGGAACCCCATGTTCATCAGGCAGACAATCGCCAGCGCCGCGATCTTGTTGATGGATACTTGGTTGGGTATTAGTTCCGTGATCTCTGCTGTGCCGTGGCATGAGTTCTTGCGGGTTTCCCAGTTCATCAATGCGATAGGATACCGAGTGAGCTTCGTTGTGGTTTTCGGCATGATATCAACGGCGCGGGTGGACTTCTCCATCACGACAAACCCATCGTCGTTTTTGGTGAACTTCAGCAGCACGGTACACTTTGAACTATCGTCCAGTTCGATCTTGCCCATGTCGCCGGAAGTGTGGTCGTTGTCATTGTCCCCGGTGATCAGTTGAATTTGTTCAGCGCTTACCTTGTTGCTCTTGGCCTCTGCCTTTGCTTTGCTTACGAGCGTTCTGAACGACAGTATGATGTACGGCTGGTCTTGGACATCGGGCGTGTTTACGTCGCCGGGGTAATAGTTCACGTTGTCAACCAACTGCGCGGAAATGTCGCCCGTTACGTCTTGCCCCGTTTTGATCTTCGGATCCCACGGAAAATATAAAACTCCGTCGCCAGTAATGGCTGCGGATTTGAGAACATCGTTTTTGATGTAGTCCATTTTGAGACGTTCCCACACCGCGCCAACGTACTCATTGACCTGTTTGATATATGCCTTGATGTCGGCATCTTCGCTTTTGCCGTTGACGGAGAACTTCAAAGACAGCCTGCGGTCTGCAACAGCGGCGACTTTCCACGCAACGCCTGTTTTGCATATGTTGATAACCGGCTTAGGCATGTTCGCGCTGGGTATTCCTTCCCATTGCTTGCCCGCATAAACACGCTCGTTACGGTCAACTTCCGCGTACAGGCCAATTCGCGTTTTGTAGTCTATGCCTTTTTCGTAGTCCTGCCACGTTTTTGTCATTTCTTCTGGCATTCGTTATCTCCGTTCCATCCAAGCCATGCGGCCCTCGGGTCAATCGGGCGTTTTGCAGCTTCTTCGCGTTCCTTTGCCTGTCGCGCCGCAAGGTCTTTCTTTTCTGACTTTTCAACCATCGGCGGCAACGGGGATCCTTCCTTCTCTGCCTTGCCTGCCTTGTACCCGTATCGCAAGCAGAAAAGACATAAAAAAACGACCAGATAACCGGCCGCCATACCTATTAGAGCTTCCATCAATACCCTTTCATCAAATAGTCGTTTACAACCCGCTTTGGTTTTCGATTCAGGTTGAACGGGTCAGGTTTCTTTACTTCGGGTTGTCTTGTCCCGAGCTGACGCATTGAACACCATCCTCTTAGGGCATCTGGAGAGTGAGTGTAAATATGCGGTTCAGTGCACACGTCGTTCGTTTTCTTTGGGTCATACTGTAGCAACGGTATGTTCGTAAGCAGTGGAGTGCAGGTGTCAAAAAAGAGCATCCTTGGATATCCTTCTCGTTTC